CCACTCGATGTGGATCGGGTAGTCAGCGAAGAAAGAGCCATCCCACAAGATCGGTACTTGGTGATCGCTGGCAATGCCGGCACCCCATTCGGCGGGGATCTGGTGCGAGGCTTGAGCGATCAGCTGCCATTCGACAGGGATTTGGTGATCAGCGGAGAGCAGGAGCCCCCAATCAATCGGCACTTGATGGTCGAGCTCGAGGAAGCCGGACCAATCGATGTGCGCCTGGTGATCAGCAGCAAGCCCCGCGGTCCATTCAATCGGAATCTGGTGATCGCTTTCGACACCAGGCGTTACCTCCAGCAACCACTCGGCCGGGATTACGTGGTCGAGCTCTAGGAGGCCAGTCCATTCGGCCGGGAAGGAGCGCGCTACTGACGGTATTTCTATGAGGAATGGATAGCCAACACCTTCATCAATGACCCAGACATCGGTAAAGTCGAAGTTATTGAACGTGGCTTCTTGTCGCATCAACGTGGTGGTTTTAGCCGTACCCACGCTGCCGGTTCCCTGGCTGGTGGTGGTGGCCACGTCTGAATCAAAATAGTTGTCGGAGTGCGTAAGGCCAGTGCCGCTGTCAAAGCCGGTGACACCACCCACGCGAGTCCCAATGGTTCCCGATAGCTCTACTGCAACCCGATTACGGCGTAGATCGGAATCCGGCGTTTGGCCAGAAGCGCAGATACCTATCAAGCCGCCGCATCTATCGCCTCCGGTATCTAGCTTGCCCTCGACCCAACAATCCTCGATCAGCCAACCAGTAGAGTTGTTGCCGACACCCACCAGCACGCCCGTATACAACAGATTGCTTTGACCAGTGATGCCAGCGGCCGTGGTGGCGACCCCAAGGCGGCGAATGATGCCGGTGCCACCCATTCGCCAAAACAGACCAAAATGACTCGTAACGTAAGTGCTGTTTAGGTCGAAAACCTTAAAGCCGCGGCCATCCAGTGAACCCGTGAAATTGGTGGTGGCAGCACCCAGCGGCGTCCAGTTTGTTGCGCCAACATCGATGTCATTGGCCAGCGCATAGTGCTTGGTCAAGTCGATGGCGATTAAATCGGCGGCGTCGAATAAAAGTTTTGGGCTGCCTTCACTTAGGCCGTCACCATCTACGGGTTCAGGCCAGATAACTCCCTGCGTCCATTCGGCCGGGATCACGTAGTCAAAGCTGACCGGCGTAGGCGTCGTGCGCAGCACTTCCACCGTGACCGTGGAGATCCTGGCCAGCGGATCGCCGCTCCTCAGTACCTCGGCAACTTGCGTGGAGACTCGCGCGAGCGGGTCGCCTTGGCGCAGTACCTCGGCGGTGAGCGTAGAGATCCGCGCGGCGGGGGCCGCTGGCGCCCCGTACAGCACCTTGACGCCCATGTGGGTAAGCCGGATCTGACCGGCATCATTCTGGTGGACAACCTTCGCGCCCATGTGCGTAAGGCGAATCGGAGTCGCATCGTCTTGATGAATGACCTTCGCGCCCATGTGCGTGATGCGCATCGGTACGGTGGTGGCCGGGGTGATCGGCGCGGTGTCGCCGTTCGTCCCGCCGCCAAGGTAGTCAACCTCGACGTTGCTTGAGCCGTCGAACAGGCCGACGCCGTTCCAGCCGGTCCCGGTGGCGCCGGTGTCGGTGGTGTCTATGTCCCAAGCGGTTGGTTCTTCAACATTGGCGAGCCACAGTTTTCCTTGCAGCGTGGCGGGAGCCGAGCCGTTGACGCGGAAGCGGACGTACATCCACTCACCGAGCACGTAGTCGCGTATGAGTATTCCGGTGCTTGTGACGGTTGAACCGGAACCGGCTACGAACTTGCGAAGATTCAGGAACAGGTCGTTTGACGTGCTCTCATCGATGCGCAGCGCGTAGCCATCTTCTGAAGCCGCCGCGCCGCTGCCGCGCAGAACGATCCAGAATTGTTGATCAACGATGGTGGTGTCGATTTTGAATCGAGCGACGAGCTCGATGTTGTCCTCGTTGCCATCGTTAACCGCCGTCCACTCGTTCAGGCGGCGGTCGTTGGCCGACCACTCCATTTCAAAGGTGAAGTTGCCTTCGGCAGCAGGATCGCTGTTGGCGGCGACCGTGGTTTCGGCGGTTGTGACCCAGCGTTTAGTTAGGGCTGACGGGTAGACACCATCAACTTCGCCCGACCAGTTCTCAGAATATGTGGTCACGTTTCAAGGACGATACCGAACTGCGCCGCGTTGACGGCCGCTTCGTCCCAATCGGTGCCACCGTCCGGATCGTTCTCGTAGATGTGGTTCACGTAGCGGTAGGTGACACCCATAGCCTTGTTGGGGCTGTCAACCTCAGTGACGTTGCTCCTGCTGCGCAGCTGGATCTCCCGAAAGCCTGCATCTTCCTTTCGGACCAGGGCGGATGCTTCAACGGCAAACACAGTGCCAACGCTGCCTGCAATGGCCGCGAACCCGTAGAGCTCCTGATCGGTAGCGGTGGCCGAATGGTTGTAGGTGGTGTCGTCGTCTGGGGGAGCGGCATCATCGACCGCCTCAAAATTGTTCGTTCCGCCGCCTACCCGCGTGAAATTGTTGGCATTGCCGTCCGCATCAGGGAGCAGCAGTTCAATGAACACCGGGCCAAGCTGGCTGGTGTTGTCCGAGCCGCTGTCATCGAGGACGTACACATCGTCATGGACTGGATCTGACGTGCTTTGGCCGTGCAACTCCAACTGGTCTATCCAGGCGTTTGAGGTTTGCAGGGTGTTCTGGCTGGTGAGGCTCAAGACGTTCGCCCCGTCCACCCACACATCGACCGTGCCGGTGCTCGCGTGAAGAAATATCTTCATTTCGATGTAGTAAAACTGGCCTTGGGCGATGCCGGCGCCAGTGCTGGTGCCAAGAATGGTGCCGGTCCCTCTGCGCGCTTCTATCTCGCCATCGGCTTTCAGTTGAAGCGTGTTCTGCACGGCGCCGTTTTCTAACGTCACGAAGATGGGGTTAAGCGACGGGCCACCGTTCATGAGGCGATAGGCGGTCCCGACTACATACGTCGCGGTGGAAATCGGGAGAGCGTGACGTATATCGCTGACGGTTGACGTGAGCTGGATTGACCGGCCCAGCGTTCCGTGGACAGTCGTAGAGGAGTTAATTGAGGAAAACGATCCGGTCCAGCCGCCGCGTTGAATCTCAGCATCGTCGTCGTACTGGTCAAAGCCCTCGATCAGCAGCATTGCCATTACGATTCCACCGTGTAGCCAAACTGGCCGGCGTTGACCTCAGATTCCGTCCACGCGGCAGCGCCCGTGGGGTGATCCTCGAACATATCGTAGAGCCAGGTGTAGTCAACGCCAGGGGTCTGCGCCGCGCCCTCGCCCTCGGTCACTCCGTCATGGGCCAGGGTGCGAACCTCCCGGTCGCCGGCCACGGTTTTCTTGCACCAGATCCCCACCTGAACGCCCAGCACAGTCTCCGTGTCGGCCGGTATATTCCCGTGCGTGAAACGGTCGCGGTCGTCCACCGTCAACGATTCGTTGTAGGTGGTGTCATTGTCCGTGGGCAGTTCCTCGACGTTCTCAAAATTGGACCCGGCTGACGGCGTGAAGTCGGCGTCTGTGCCGACGCCATCTGCCACGATTGTTTCAACGAACACGTCGCCATGAAACGTGGTGTCGTCCAGGTAGAGATCGTCCCAATCATATAAAAGGGCGTCGCTGTGCAACTCAACCTGGTCTACTTCTGCTGTCGCGGTGGTCTGCGTGTCCTGGCTGGTCAAGTTGATGTCGGGCGTCGTGTTGCCGTTGAATCGAAGCTCGACCGTGCCAGCAGAGTCATGGACGAGAACTTTAAGCTCCATGTAAGTCCAGGTGTTGACCGGCATGACGAACGTGCTGGTGCCGAGCACCACGCCGTCCGCTACAAAATCGAACGCCCCGTTGGCGAGCAGGCGCACGTAATACTGGCGAGTGCCACCCTGGGCAAACTCAATAAGAGTTTTGGTGACGCTGGGGTGTCCACCTAGCCGAAATCGTACACCGAAAACCAGGGTGGCCGTGGCGGGAAAGGTGTGAGCGATGCTCACCGAGCCCGCTTGCCTCGCGGCGGCACCCGTACCGGAAGCCGTGTCCGTTATTTTTCGGAAATTGGTAGCGATGCCGGTGCCGGTCCATCGACCGGCGCCGTCGAAGCCTAGAATCTGGTCAACGATCCACTCGAAACCATCGATGTAGAGCAGCGACACACCGGAGCTCCTATAGGCCGATTACCGTCATCGTTGCGGCGGCCACGTTGATGGCTCCGATGGTCGGGTTGACCACGCGAATATTCAACACGTTGTCCACTTCGCACAGAACCACGCCCTGCATCACCAGGCCGGCGTCCAGGTCGGCGTCAGCGAATGCAGCCAGGTACATCTGTTCCGCTTTCACGCCAGGAACAGGGACGGCGGTGGTGGTGGTGGTGATCGTCGCGGCGTCGTCCAGGTCGGCCGAAATTTCCCTTACGAGGGTTACGTTTACAGTTGCTTTGAAGCTCATGGCGGTAGTCTCCTATTAGAAAAAATACGATCGCACGCGCCGACTCGTCTTGTGTTCCCGGCGGCGGATCGCCTGCAGTTGTGCAGAAGGGCGCAAGCCAATCCGCTCATCAAAAATGGTCCTATGTACGGCCGCGAGGTCGGTGTTTTCGGTTTCCGCGTCACGCTTCATGTAGCCGCGGTATTGCATCCAATCGACCAGATCGACCTGGTGCGCGAGCTGCGCCTCGATCAGCTGGTGTTTCAGCGTCCAGCTCAGGCGTTTGAGCGGCAAGCGCCACACAGTCAGGTGCAACACCCCGTCAAGGTTTGTGGGCGGCCACAGCGATAGCATTCGCTCGTCGGTGTATTCGACGTAATCGCTCGGGGTGCCCGGGTTGTTGTCAACGAGCGTTTCGAGATCCCAATTCAGGTGTCGATCGTCCATCCAGGCTTGCGTGCGCTTGACCAGGAGCCGTTCGTCGCCGGTCAGCGTTTCGACAAACTTGATTCGATCAATCTTGAGAATCCGCTGGTCGTAAGTGAACTTCTGCACTTCCGCCGTGGCGCCGGCAACCGCGATCTCAGCGACCGCTGCCGTGGTCGAATCGAGAATTGGCTTGCGGTGGCCCAGCTCTTGCTGGGCCTCATCCGCATAAGCGCAAATTTCGTCGTTCTTCCACAGCAGGCCATCGTCGTCATTCGTCCAGGGGGTCGCCCCGTCCACAACGTCACCGGGTAAATCATCCATCCGTTGCCTGAACACTGTGACCAGCTGCTCGAGCGTGAAGGGCGGTTTCAATTCTCCGGTGAGCGCCATGTTTTACTCCACTTGGATATCGTCGTTGTCGTCAGGCGGCATAACGGGCGCGCTTTCCTCGCGCTCCACAGCCAGCTCGCGAGCGATGCCTAGCGCCTCATACAACGACTTTCGTTTCTTGCCCTCTCGCTCCGCGCCCATGAGCTCGTCGAGCTCGGTGGTATTGAACCGGGACAGATCGCTGATGAGCGCCCGAACCGGTTGCTCGAGCATTTCCTCAAGCCATCGCGTGTGCAGCGCCTTTGCATGACGAAGGGGATCGACTGCGGCCGGGGCATCAGCTTGGCCAAGCTCGTCGCCTTCGTCCAACAGCTCGGTCATAACAGCTGGCTGACCGCTCGTTGACGGAGCTGTTGCTGCAGCTGCCCGGGGCGGCTTGCCCAGCTCGTTGTACTGCTCGGGCAATCCATCGACGAATCGCTTGATCGCACGATCATCAGTGACCTTGCAAATGTGCGCTTCTTTGTCCTGGTGTTCAGGCACCAAATCCGGTTGCGGCCGGAAGTGATAAACCTTGCCGTACAGTCTCGATTTACTACCGATATCGCGATCTTTGCGGCCTACGCGGGGGTCGCGTGCTACGCGCCTCGCTCGACATTCGATCAGCATAATGTGCCCTCCAAGAGCCCTCTAAATGAAAAAAACCCGCCGCCACCCGTAAAGGCCGCAGCGGGTTCCATTCCGAGAGTACCCGAAGTCAGCTGCTAGAAGTTGCCTTCCAGGCTGGGCAGGTCGGGGCGAGACTGCAGTTCAACCGCAATTTCTGCCACGATGCCGGTCGCTGATACCACGTCCACGTTGATCGTCAGATAACGATCGTAGTTGACGGCCGGGATCGCGAGCAACGCCTGGCTCTTGTACTCGGTGAAGCTCGCCGCCTGCATCGACGTGGCCGATTCAAACAGGACCAGATTGGTCGTGTCCGCCGGATCCTGCACCGTGTCCTCGAGGCCGAAGTCGAAGGTGCCGGTCGCGCCACTGTCCAGGTCCGGCATCGCCAGCGTCACCGAAACGAAACGGTGTTGCGCCGGAAGCCTAACCATGCGGATCGAGTTGGCCGCATCCTGGGTGTCCACGATAGCCGTGTCATACGTACCGTACTGGACGGTCGGCTGACCAGCTTGCGCAGACTGAACCCCCGGGTTGTGGGCCAGTTTTGATTCCAAAATCGTCATGTTGAAAGTTCTCCTTTCGTTTTACGGTTTAGGCTTACGGAGCTGGATCGGCTGCGGCGGTATCCACAGCGATCACACCAAAGTCTTTGGCCGTTCCAGCGATGGTGAAACGGGTCTTTTTCAGCCCGAATATCGAACTGGTCGAAATCACCATCTGGTTGCCGTTATCCCGCGATTCTTCATGCCAATCGAATCGGAGCCCTGTGCCCGGCGACCCGAAAGCCACCACGCCTGCTTGCGCGCCCATGAACAATGCGCGTCCTGCCGCAATGTTGCCGCCGGCCCCCGCGTCGGTGAAGCGGATCGCCGCCTTGTGCGAGTGCAGCACCACATTGTTGTGCATACCAAGTCCACCCTTGAAGATGGGGGATTGGCGTCCCTCGGCCGTAGCAGCTGCCTTCTGGATCTCCAACCAGTTGGAAGCGCCGGCTGCGGTGCGCAGATCGAATTCCTGCCACGGCGACATCAGCAGAACGTAGTGTTCCTCTCCGTCGATCATCACTGGCTGAATCTGCGGGGTGCCCTGCGACCCACCACCCATCATCACAGCGCGCGTCTTGGCCCTGTCGATGGTGTCGGTGTCCATGATGTCTGCGGCTTCGATGGTCGCGAAGCTGACCGCATCCCCGCCGAACAGGACGTGTTCGGCGTCCGGGGCCGCCAGCGCGTTGTTGGCAAAGCCGGTGTAGCTCGCGCCGAATATGTACTCGCTGTTGGCGCCTCTGGTGCCAGACAGGTACATGAAGAACAGTTCGTCGAACACGCGGCCCCACCACTCGGCTTGTCGCCGGCGAGAGATCCTGCGCAGATCGTGGACCGTGCGCTTGCGTGTCATGCGGCCGCCGGTGTTGACGCCGCCTCTCATTTGGTCGATGTACACTTGATCCGTGTAAAATTGCAGGTTTTCTTCCGTCCCTTCCTGCACATCGTCGCCTTCGATCGGCGTCTGCGTGAGCTGCATGATCAGATCAAAAGTGATTTGCTCGCCCGCATCGTTTTCCAACTCAGGAAGCATCTGGATTGGCATCCCACTCTCGGGGCCAATACCCATGAACTTCCGATTGAAATAGCTGATTCTGGCGGTATCTACAGCCAGAAAGGCACTAAACCTTTTGACTGCCTTGGGGTCGTTTAGACCAATGATGGTCCTGCTCATGAATAACCTCCGGTTGCTGATTCCGGCAGCCAGTCACTCATGCGACCCAGGATGCTTTGTAAGATATGCGACGTTACTACGTCGACGCGCTCCGTTTTACTACATTTTGCGGTTGCCCGTCGAGAAGGAACGCAACATTTTCGTTTGCCGTGACCTCAACTCGAGCTATCCGCCCCTTCTTTTGGCGCAAGGTCATGCGCACCATGCCGGCCCCACCTCGCAAGGCCTCGATGGGCAGTTTGGACATATCCACCAACAAGGTTTGACCGGTTTTTAGGTCGAGAAAGCACGTAGCCAAATTAACCTACTCCAGACTCCAGATAGCGGCGCTCCTGGTCAGGAGTCAACTTGGCCAGGGCGGCCTCGAGCGCAATGCCCTCGAGCGCATCAATCGCGGAAAACTCGTCGTCAGCCGCAGGATTGGCACCACCAGCGGCGCCACCGAGCGTATCCGGAACTTTCCCTCGCGCAGCTGCAGCTGCTTGCGCTGCATTCTGGCCGGCGGCGGTCGCGGCCGCTTGCGCCTGCTGCTGCGGGGTGCCGGCGTTGTCAGGTGGGTTATCCGCCGCGGCTTGGGCCGGCGTGATTTGCTCACGCACGGTTCGCCCCGCCGTTTGCAGATACCAGGTGTGGCTGGATCCAATGTTCTCCGGGACCTTGTACAGCTCTTTCAGGGCCGCATCGAAGGCGCCCATCATGATCGGGTTCTGGAAGTCGGGATTGGCACTAACGTACATAGCCACCGAAGAATTCCAGTCACCCTCTCCAAGTGCAGCGTTGGCATTCTGCAGGATCGCCTGTTCGCGTTGGTCTGCGACTAGATCCTGGCGTGAGTTGTTGAGCTCTCGAGACTGGCTCATGAACTCCCGCATCGTGATCTCGTTCGCATCCATCTTGGTTTCGAGCGCAGTAATTTGCTCGTCGACCGTGCCGATCGCCGCGCCGATATCCTCGGCGAATTGGCGGCTGGGCTGGATCTCGGTCGATACGTGCTGGCCTCGCGGAATATCTTCCTGGTCGAGCTGGTCAGCTGGGGGTGCGCCTTGTTCGGCAGCTGCGGCAGCTGCGGCCGCATCGTCGTCGCTGGGGGCGCCTGCGTCGGGCTGATCTTCCGGCTTTGGGGAGGCCTGGTTAGTTTCAGCATCCGGCGCGACTGCAGCGCCCCCAGCAACTTCGTCGCCGCTGGGCTTGTCGCCCGGCTCATCATTGAGCGCGGCTAATTCCTCGGGTGACAGGCCCGGCTTTACATCCTTGAGGTCATCAGGTGGCGGATTGTTTTGAACGTCTATCTGGCTCGTACTCATCGGGGTTCTCCTTCACTCATGCGAAGCTAGAGAGCTGGTGGTTGCCCGGGAATTCCCGGGGCCTGGCCCTGGTCTGGCTCGTCAAATGGCGTTTCCACTTCCAGGGTTTGCTTGGGGGTGCCCTCGGCCGTCACCGGCTCCAGGTCGCCCTCAATATCAAATGAGTCCATAAGAATGTCCACGGATCGCGCAAGTACCGCGTCACCCTTGAGGCTGGCCACGATCTCGAGCGCCTGGCGCATGGTTTCGCTGCGCTGCATCGCGGCTTTGGATTTGTTCGCCGTGGCGGTAGCCAGTTTCGCGTCGGTGCCTGCCTCAGTTTCAGCGTCGGCTCGTTGCTTGTCCTCCGCGGCGGCTTGGTCGGCGGCGGCTTCAACCTGATCTCGTTCCGGATCTTCCGGATCCGTCTGGCCGTTGATGCGCCGGATCCGCCGCACGATCTCATCCTTGCCGGGTACGTCAGAGAGCTCTATCACCAGGTCGAGGATCTGCATCGTGACTTCTGGATCTAAGCGCGTGGTCATTTCCATGAGCTGATCGAACATGGCCAGGCGAACGCTCTCGCGGAAGTCCTGGGTGTCGACCACAAAATCAGCTTTGGTTTGGGTAATCGGGTTGATGATCTGGGGCATCCCCTGGTCATCAAAGCCCATCGTGTTGATTTCGGTGAAATCTGAACGGCCGCGGTCGTTGACGATCCGGATCTGTTTCGGCTCCGCGTAAAACTGTTCGATCAAGGCCAGCTCGATTTCGCCCATCAGCTGCACGGCCTCGCGCAGATTGTCGAACAACAGCGCAGTAACAACGGACCCCTGCACCTGGCGCAAGTTGATCGCGGTGCCGGAGCTCACGTTGTTGATCTCGCCCAGGTTTTCCTCGGTGACACCAGACGTGTCAGCCAGGAACTCCATATCGAGCTCCATCATCCGCACATGCTCTACGGCCAGCGAGATATCCCGATTGATCTCAAACTGAGCTCCGCGCTTGTGCTTCAAAACACCATCCGGGCGCGCGGCTTCTTCGATTGCCTCGTCCCAATCCTCAAAGGCGTCCTCGTCGCCGATGAGCTGGTTGGTCGACATAATGAACAGCGCCTTGGATTTGCGCTTGTTCAGGTCCTCTTGCGCATCCCGCATGTTGCGGATCGGGCCGTACGGCATCTGGTCGCGGTCCCGGCGGTAGCACCACAGCGGAATGAACGGATATCGGTTGTGCTCGTAGGGCGACTCCTGATTCATCAGCATGAATTCGCCGGTCCAGATCGCGACCCAAATCTTCATTTGAATGGCATCGTAGGTGCTGGCCAGGCCTTGCTGCACCAGGCCGGTCATTTCCGCGTTGTCTGAACTGAACGTCTGGCCGTCGAGCTTGCTGAACAGAGCTTGCGCATCGTCGCCTATGCCCGGGAATCGGGTGCCGTGGAACAGCTGCGCCTTCACTGGCTGTTGATACCAGCACTCGATCAATCGATTGCGGTCGCGCCGGTTGCCAATGCTGAAACTTTCATCGATCTGGCTACGGCCGTGGCCGAGAAAGGCGTTGCCGTTTGAGTCTCGAAACAACGGCTGGAACGGGGTTTCGTCGCCTTCCTGATCGTCGAACAGATCGTTGCGCTTGGCGCGCTGTATCGCGCTGGAGCGTTCCGGGAACATCGACGTGACGATATCGGTATCAAGGTACTTGGATCGAATGATGTAGCGCGCGTCGGTCAGATCCGACTCAACGGCCAGGTGGTCCCACCACATATTGCGCCAGTGTTCGTATCGATCGAATAGAGGTTCTTCGGTAGGGTCTGATCGAATGCCGGTTTCTATCCACCCAACGCCGGCCTTGATGCAATCGGCCCAGGCGCGCGAGCGCGCGTACTGTGAGCGGTTCACGTCGCTGACGTATTTCAGCAACTTCTGCTTGGTGATGGCGAGCTCGCTATCCTCGCTGCCTCGAGGAAACACCTTGAAATCGACGCGGGTTCGGCGCTCGGTGCCAAGCAACCAGTTAACGTGTTGTGCGGTCTTGTTGTAGACCAGAGGATGCTGGCCGCGATCTCTGACTTCCTTCGCGTCTGCATCGCGCCATTGTTCGCCATCGTAGAAACCGGCATCGATCGCCTGCTCCATACGGTTTTCCGAATGCGCCTGGCGTGTCTCGCTCCAATACTCTTTGAGTTTGGATAGCTTTTTCTTCGACTCCGGGCTGTCTAGTTCGTGGTGGCCTGGCGCGGTTTCCGCGTCTGCCAGGCCGAGCTCAAAATCCAGGTCAACGACACGATCCCGATTAACCTGCATGTTCTCGAATGAGATTGTCTCAGCCATCAGTGAAAGACCACCTCGCCGTGATTGCCTTGGATCGAACCGGTGTAAGCGTCAGCCACAATCGCCCAGGGCGGCATGTTGATCAGTTCCTCGAGCGTTTCCAGAATCGCTTCTGCGACCTTGTAACGGGTCTGGATGTGCTGGCTCAGATGCAGCATTTTCGTGATCTTCTCAGTCGCCATGACCATGTAGTTCGAGTGTGAGTCGTTGTCGTCCACGTACTTCCAGGCGCTCGAAAGCATGATGATCCAGGCGGATCGAACCGATGCGCGCTTGGGCCTGGCGATGACGATCGCTGGCTCGTATTCCGATTCCGGGTCGTTGGGGCTGGGGTTCACGTACTGCAAGCGGAGAACAAACTCGTTGAAGTCCTTTTCGCGAACAATGGTGTCCATCAGGTTCTCGGAGCGGGGATTCGGCCGATTTTCGTATCACCCTTCTGAAACACGGTGAACTTTTGCCCCAATCCGCCGGCTGCGATGGTGACTGCCTTCGTCGTGAACAGTTTGTTAACGGCCGATCTGACCATCCGCCGGCGACGAGCGCATCCGCAACTCATGCGAACTGGCGGGTTCGACTGAATGCACCACCTTGCGGCGATGGAACGCCGGCACGACGCCGGCCGCCCGTTACCTGGCCTGCGCTTCGTGCTGCAGCTGCAGATGGCGCTGGGGGTGGACGTGTTGGCGCTGTCGGTGGAGCTGCCCGGAGGGCTTGCGCGGCTTGCAGGCTTTGAGTCGGTGGTGGAAGTGTGCCCGGTGGGCCCCCTGGCTGCGGGGCGTCAGAGGCTCGACCGCCTGGTGGGCCGAATGCGCCGAGATCCCGGCTTTGGCGATTGAGAAATTCCTGGCCTCGTTGCCTTACACCCTCCCCACCGGCAAGGTTGGCTTCGCGGATCTCCTCGAACATCCGCTGGAAGCGACGAACGAAGGGGTATCCAAAAGCAACGCCGCCGCTGCCCTGGCCTACAACCGCTAAAGTCGGCATAGCTGATGATTCTCTTGCGCGCCTCCCCAAGCTCGAAGATGGGAGCGAATTTACCCGCCTTAGAAGTGAATGTCGATTGAACTCTCAAATGCCCAACCGGTATGAATCTCGGTCGAGGGCAAAATATCCGGGCGCTGCACCTTGATGTATTTTTCGATGTTTCGGCGCTCCATCGAGTCCGGGCTAGGTCCGTTCAGCACTTGAACGCGAATGAGTTTCGCGAAATCGTCAATGTGCAAAACGAACCTGCCTAGCCGAAAGCTAGACCGGGCCTTGGTCTGGATCAGCATTCAGCGTTTCCGCTTTTTGCGCTTCCGCTTGTCGGCTTTGACGAATTCACGGCCAACCTTGCGCGAGATACCGATTTTCGATTTACCCGCCGCCGCCGCTCTCATCGCTCGGCGCTGCCTCGGAGTTTTGCTGGGCATTGTTCAGTCAGGTTGTGGCTGAACACTCGGGTCGGTAGCCTGAGTTGGGTCTGCGTTCGGAGGCGAAGCTGGTGCGCCCTCGTCCTCCCCTTCAGCATCGCCTTCGCGCGCAGGCACTTTCAGACCTAACGCGGCCTCGGCCTGGCGCTTGCGGCGCAACAGGGTGTCGTAGTTACCCTGGGCCACTTCGCCCACGGCTGCACCCAACTGGTCGTCCGTTGCCTCAACGTCATAGGCGCTGATTACCGCGGCCGTCGAGCCGTGGTCCGGCACTGACCACCCTACGAGCTGGCCACATTCGGGGCACGGAGCTGCGATCCGGACCTTCGGCGTCTTGGCCTGGCATTTGTCACACTGGTTCATTGCGTTCTCCTACGGTTTGCTGACTCGCGAATTCTTCGGCTTTACCGCACCGCCGCGGCCCTTGCGGACCGTTTTGTTTCGGTTTCGACCTTTGGGGGTGGCTTTCCTTTTGTGGGCCATCGTTGATCTCCTTAGACAACCATTGCATTGCGGCGTCTGCGGCCTTCGCGCTTGCGTCGAGCTGCTTCGCCATGTTTCTCATGCTGGGGCTGGCGGTAGCCAAGGGCGAACTGCTCAAACGCCTTGGCTCCGTGGCTGAACTTGTCGTGTAACGCTTTGTCCCGCCAGCAACCAAGTTTATCGTCCCACTCTTTGCGATAGCCGTCGAGACACGCAATTCCAACGGACGTTTTTTCCGCGTCGAACCAGCAGGCCGGTAAAATCTCTCGTACAGCGTCGATCCCTATCTGGTCTAGCTGGATCCGCTCGAGCACAACCAGGTTCCGCAGGCCGGCGTCATACATCAGATCGTATTTCGAGACAGTGGCCATGAGCTGTTGGTCGGCATCATGTGGCAGGTAGTGCTTGCCCCAAATGTCATAGTCCCATTTCTGCATCTGGCCCACGAAGTAACTCGGCGCTTCTCCGGAGGCTTCGAAGTACCGAATGAATCGATGCTCGGTGCCAATGTGCTGATGGCACCACAATGCTGTTTCGTCGGAACCACCCAGGTCCCAGAACGTATTGACCGGGAAGCCAGGGAGGTATGGCACTGGCCGGATCCGCTTCTCGGCGCGCACCTTGGCCATTCGCTTTTTGTAGAAAGCGCCCTCGAGCGACTGTTCGAACGCTTCCTCCGGCGTGCTCGGAAATTCGCGCTTCATATCCTCAGCTTGCTGGTCGGACTTTTTGACGTACCAGACCTTTTGCGGAACCGTGAGGAAAATGCCGTGGTCTTTCTCGAGATCCAGAAAGTATTCGCGGAAGCCCTGGTCGATCACAATTTCGGTTTCATCTTCAATGTGCAGGGTGTATTTCGGATTCTTCCACCAAGGGAAAAAGTGAAACTCAAAGTCCAGTGGGGTCAACGGCCGTTCTTCCGCCTTGGCCTTCATGGCGGAATTGCACAGATCGAAGAAGTGCCCGGTCTTGCCTTCGGCCGTGGATTCGATCGCGATGAACTGGCCGGCATGAACGGTGTTCAACGCGCCGGTGCGAACCTCTCGCGCTTTGTCCGGAAACTTGGCGCACATTTTCCCGTACTCGGATATGTGCAAATAATTCAATGTGCCGGAGCGCATGGACGTGCCAACACGGATGCTGGATTTGTTTTGGAACACCAGCTCGTTGGTTGAGTCGCGATTCGCCGGATTCTGTTCGCGGATTTCTTCGGGCAATGAATCGTAGGGATACTTCACCTTGTCGCGGAAAATGACCGCGGCATCTTCCCGGTTGTGGCACACGATCCCAGCCTTCTTGTTCGGGAGGAAAACGGTGTTGTCCAGGAGCAGCAGATCGATGAACGTAGTGAACCCCAGCTGCCGGGCCTTGAGGATGACGTTCAAGTACCACATATTTTTGATGAACTCGACCTGGCCCCAATTCGGCTTGAACCGGACCTTGTTCCCGAACTCGTCGACGATGAAATAAATGTTGTGGAGGCGCCAAAGTTGGTCGGCCCAATTCTCTTTTTCGGGCGTATAGCGAGCGTGCATTTCGGCCACTGAGGCCAGGGAGTCGTCTAAGGGGCTGGCAATCTTTAGCGCCAGGTCCGGATCGTTCGGCATTTGAATGTCGAAATTGACCTGTTCGATAGCCACTACTTCACCTTGCGCACCCGCGCCAGGTTGTTCTCGAGCATGTACGGAACCAGGGCGTTGCGCGCTGCGACCTTGAATGCGGCCACGAACTGATCGCTGGGCTTTCCGCTGCTGAGATCCAATAGCTTCATGTACAGCAGGATGGGTACGGTGCTGGTGGGTCGGCCCGGCCGCCTGGCGAAGCTCGGTCCGGACACTCTACTGGTCCGGCTGCCGTTTGGGTGGTGGCGGTGGCGTGAAGAATTTGAGGACTCTATCGAGGACCGAATCGCCTGGAGTGCCCGCGATTCGTTCGATTCCTTTTGGCGGCGGCGTCACTGTCGGCTTTCTGGCCTTTGCCCGGCCGGCTCTGCCGCGCGCTCGAGCTGCTTCGCGGTCCTCCTTGACGCCCATCAGAAACGCCTTCGATCCCGGTCGTCGACCGGCGGCTGGGTCAGCGCGCGTAACGCCGCCAGCGATGTGAACTGCGCGTTTCGGTCGAGGAAGCTACCGCGCTGCGGAGTTGGCGGCGCCGCCGCCCGGGCTGACGGCTCCCCCTCGCCAAAGATGCCGCGGGAAAATCTCGCCTGCTGGGCGAACAGCGGCAATGGTGTGAAAAGCCGGTCGGCAAAGTCCTGTTGCGCGGCGAAGTGCCTGTCCGTTGCCCCAAAGAGCCGGTCCGAGAAACTTGGGGCAGCTGGCGCGGCTGGGGGTGCCGGCAGCTTGGTTTCGTCCCGTTTTCTACGTCGCGCCATCCGCGGAGTATGCTCATTTTGCGACCAGGTGCAAATTCACTCATGCGACTTCCCATCGCAGTTTCGCCTGCGCCGGCATGGTGTCAACGCGCGGCCGCGCCGGCGTGTTCCAAGTGTCTGGGTTGGTCTGGCCTACCAACTTCCATCCAGCTGCGCGGAGCGAAA